AAAAAGTGCAAGGATGGCTATATGAATAAGATCCTATCTCATTTCAAGATAAACTCCTTGTATGCCCTTCCATTAAGCCAATATGAGGCAGTAAAAGCAAAAGCATATGCTGCTCAAGAAAAGGCGGCAGCATAATGGAACAAGGAAGTAAAGCATGGCTAGATCTTAGAAAGAAATACATCACCTCCACAGATGCATCGGTTATATGTGATCTTAATCCTTGGCAGACTAAATATGGCCTATGGCGTGAGAAAATGGATCTTGCGCCTCCTAAAGAAGAAAATGAGGCCATGCGGATGGGTCGTCAGCTTGAACCAATAGCCAGGGAATGGTTTATCAAAGAAACAGGAATTGAGATGATTCCTAGAATCCAATGCAATGGAATATTCATGGCTAGCCTAGATGGATACTCGGCAAAAGAAAAATGTATCCTTGAGATAAAAAGTGGACAAAAAGCTTTTCAGATGGCTTGTGGTCAAGAAGTGCCAGAATATTACCAGTGTCAGATTCAGCATCAGCTTTTGACATTGGGATGTAGTAAGGCTTTTTATTGTGCTTATTGGGATGGAAAAGGACACATCATCGAGATAAAGCGAGATGAAGACTTTTTAGGGGAATACATTCCTAAGGCTAATGAATTCTATCAATGCATGATCAATTATGAAGCTCCTCCATTTGTAGCAAAAGACTATATCATCATTGATACGGATGAATGGAAAATGGCTACAGAAGGCTATAGGAAAGCCTCAGATGAGATAAAAAAACTAGAGGAGACGCAGAGGCAGTATAAAGAAAAACTGCTAGAATTGAGCCAAGGAAAGATTTCTAGAGGTAATGGAATTAGGGTGACTAAGATTGTTAAGAAAGGTGCAATCGATTATCCTAGTATACCTCAGCTCAACGGAGTAGACACAGAACCATACAGAAAACCATCAATCGAGTATTGGTCGGTAAATATAGAGAAGGAAAAATAAAAGAATGGGGAGCCCGTTGCTCCCCACCCATAAGGAGGACAATGAAAAAATCTAATCTTCTTTTAAAAAAAATGATTTAATATGTCAAATACATATCCTGTAAAATCATATGCTGATTTTATGAACATGAAAAATCTTTTCATTAGTACTCATGTGCCTTTTTTGCTCTTTTATTTAAGTCCTTAGCTGCCGACATAGCTTCTTTCTTCTCGGTCATCTCGTGTTTCTTTTTTGTTCCTGAAGCATGTTTTGCTTCTTTTCCATAATGTTCAGCATCTTTTTTCAAAGCCTTACTAGCTTTTTGCATGATTCTCTTATGCATTATTTACTCCCTTTCTTTGGTATGTGTGCTCCAGCTTTTCGTGCTTCAGATAAAGCTATAGCGACAGCTTGTTTTTTATTTTTCACCACAGGTCCCTTCTTGGAACCGCTATGAAGATCACCATGCTTGTATTCCTTCATGACTTTCTTAACCTTATTTTTTCCTGATTCTGCTTTCATTTTTGACCTATAGTTTTGGATTTATTGGAATATCTGCGTCGGTTTCAGCGCTAACATGGGAAGATTCCCTAACCGTATCATAAGACTGACCATGAGTATCTGTCTGTATCTGATTAAAAGAGCATGATGTTAGACACATTAATGCGCAGCATGCAGCAACGACCATTACTAATCCTATAAATCCGCTCATAACTATGTAAGAGACCAGTTTCATAAAAATCCCCTTGTTTAAATTCACATTATTAAATATGTGTGGATTTTTCAAAGAAATTCTTCAAAAAGGAGATTTTATGTGTGGTTCATGTGAAATGGGTTTGAAGCAAATGAAGATTTGCAATAGGTGCCGTCAAGAGAAAGATTTAGAGAAATTTTACATAAATAGAAAATCAAAGGATGGACGGTTTGTCTCCTGCAAAGAATGCATTCTAAAACAATGGAGAAAACCGACCAAAGAGGATTGACCTATAAGACATTAATTAGTATGATTTCTTGAAAAAGGCTACGAATGAACATTCTTATAATATTTTTTATATTATTTTTAATAGGTCCAAGTACACCAGAGAGTTGGCCACCAAAACCAGCAGAAGGTCCTAATGGACCGTGTCAACCATTTGATTTTTTTTAGTTTCAATTTTCTTTTTTAAATTAAATTTTGATATACCGCACATTTTTATAACTTCATTCATAGAAGTCTCTAGCTCGTTTTCATCTTTCAGAGAGGCAAGTTCTTTTAAAAACTCATCGTTGATATGGACATCTGTTTTTAATAACTGCGCTTCAGCTATTTTCTTCATATCCACCCATGAAACTGCCATTCTATGAGGAGATATAGATGCATAAAACGAATCCATGCCTTCAGGCGTGACTTTAACCTTTCTGCATTCTATGTGGTGAATCATATTAGGCAAACCATCAGTAAACACCATCTCATTGAAACGATGACAAGAATCGTCGAATTCGTATTTTATTTCTTTATTGGGGTATTGCTTTTGAAAAAACTCCTGTGCTTCGAAAAAGTCCATTTTAAACCTCATATGTGATTGTAGAAATTATAGTGGCATTTGCTGCTGCTCCTGCTGCTGCTAAGGCTAAAGTTCCATTTGCACTACGCATGCCTTGCCATTGAGCCGTAGTGTCATTTACTAAAACATTTGTTACATAATACAAAACGGAAGCTCCAAATGTAATAGTTTGAAAGGAAGGAGGCGGCTGCGCCATACCATTATTGCTTACATTGACTGATGTTATGGGTAAGCTAGATAGCTGTAAATTACCTGTGCCAGCCGCATAAGTGTTTATTTTTATGTAATTGGTGCAGATAACTCTATTTCCAATTCTGGTATATCTTCCTACTTGTGTTGTATATGTTATTGTCGGAGGAGTTGTGGCATTTGATATAGTTGGTGTATAAGTTCCCTGGACATAATTTCCTAAGGTATTAGAACCAGAATCGAAAGAGATGCCTGTTACTTGAATAGTTGACGTAAGAGATGCTGTAGGATTACCTGCAGTGCCATCACCATTAGAAACACTTATCTGATTAGCCGTACCTGTTAATGTCCTTCCGTTTAGTACTCCACCAGATGTTAGGCTCTGAAGTCCAATGTTTTTTGCGTTTAACGAATTATTTGTAGCCATACTCTATACTTCATATTCTAGAGTTGTAGCAAATGTAGATGTTGCGCTAGGTCCTGCTGCTACTAAATTCAATGCAGTGGTTGTAGATCTAATTCCTTCAATATCTATAGATGTAGCATTTGGAGCTAAATTTGCATTGTAATACAGAACTGAGGCTCCAAATGTGACGCTACCTAATTGTATTCCACCAATTGTATTGCTGTTAGCTGTGTTGTTTGATGTAATTGGAAGAGCTGATATCTGCGTGTTACCTGTCCCGGCTGTATATGCAGTTAAAGTAGTTCTTATTGACGTAATAACTCTATTCCCAATACGTGTATACCTTCCGGTCTGAAATGAGTAGGTTACGGATGCTGCAGTGCCAGTATTAGTAATCGTTGGGTTAAAAGTACCCGTAGAATAATTGCTAAGCGTATTAGAGCCAGAATCAAACGAAATACCACTTACTTGGATTGTACTCGTTAATGAAAGAGTTGGGTTTCCACCGGTTCCATCTCCATTCGATACGCTTATTTGGTTTGCTGTGCCTGTGATGGTTCTTCCATTAAAGACGCCTGCAGATGTAAGGGACTGTAAACCCGTTGATGATTGGTTTGCTGAATTGTTTGTCGTCATTAAGCTACCGTGATATTTCCTATGCTTCCTACAACGTTCCAGGAAAGATTTGCCACGACACAAACTAAATATACTGTATCCCTAATTGCTGTCGAGGCTAAAGAGCCCGTAGTTATCGTTGCCGAAGAAGTTCCGAAGAAAATCTGCTGGTTTGTAGTATAAGCGATTGACCATCCTGTAGCTGTATTTATCCCTGTCACAGCTACCATATCTCCTACAGCGCTTGTGGTTGGCAGGGAAAAGGCAACCGTACCAGCGCGGTTTGCTATGTAACCATTATTCACGGACATGGCTTGGGTTGCGCCGGTTACTACTGTCCATGTCATACCAGCTCCAACTGCATTTATCGTAATAGAACCTGCACCATTAGTAATGGAAACTCCTGTTCCGGCAGTTAGAGTGGCTAGTGTAGGATCTGCGCCAGTAGAGCCTATTGGCAATTGTCCGTTGGTTGCTACGCCGAGATTGTTTATGGTATGGTTATTTGCTCCGCCAAGCAAGATCGAGTGATTTGTGACTGTAGAACCATTGAAAGTTCCAGCTCCGTCATAACCCGTTATCCCTGTGGAGTTTAGATTTATTGCGTTATTAGTTGCCATGTTTTTACCTTATATTAAAATTGGGTTACCTTGTGATTCAGGAATATAAAACTCTAAATTTGCTGTTACGCAAATAATATCTACGCAATCAGTCACCATACTTGCAGAAATAGATCCTCCGACTCCTCCAGTAGAGACAACACTTCCTAATCTAATGCTTTGTCCTGCATTCTGGGCTATAGTCCAGAGATTTCCGTATCCTATGATTCTGTATTCATCTCCAATCGCTGCTGCTGCTGGTAAAACGAAATTAACAACCCCAGCGCCCTTTGTAATGTATCCAGTGTTAGGAGAGAGAGTAATTGGATTCATTGCAGAAGTAACAACTGTCCAAGTGGGTCCAGAAGAACCAGTAAATGAAATCAATATCGTGTTCCCAGACCCTGATGTGGTAATGGAAGTACCACCTAATACATTTAAGACATTTGCTGCTGGCACAGCAATTCCGGAATCTGTCACAAATTCCGTGGGAACGTCTGGCGGTAATATGGAATCGGAGACTTTTAAAATTCCTGCCTGACTAATAGGAACCTCCTAATTGCCAAGCTGCAATTTTTGAACGTTTAAAGAAATGTTTTCTACTTTCTTTTCTTGTAATTTATATTGCGCTTCTAGATTTTTGTTCTTAAGAACAGCATTCTGAACATCTAACCTTAATCCACGTAGTTCTTCTAGAATTTCTTGATTAGGATCATAGACTTTTTGATGTTTAGGAATATCTATGGAGGCTATTTTTGTATCTACCACGCTATGCATGGCTGTCATGTTTCCATGAATCAAAGATTGGGTTTCGGTTTTATGAGTTTCTAACATTTTACTAAGAACCATAACTACATCACGCAAGGCATCAAAATCTTTTTTATGATCTTGAAAATCCATACACACTCTAGCCTGATTCTTGAATTGGCTTTGTTCGACAGCGTACATTTCTTTTTGCTTCTGGGACAAATTCTCAATGGCTAAAGATAAGCGGTTAATCTCTTTGGCTGTCTCTACTGAGAATCTGTCAAAAGCATCTTCAGACCTCGTTAGATCAGAAATTTTGTCTGCCAATTGATTGTAGAGATTTTTCAAATCTTTTATATCGCTTAACACTTCATTGAACATTAAATATATTTTTGAATTAGACTCAGACAATTCATTTATTTTATTTGATTGCTCGATAATTTTTATGTCATATTTTTGGTGATGTCCAAGAAGAAGATCTCTGATTTTAGATATCTGAGCTTCTGTTGAGGCAAAAGATTGATTAATATTCTGGACTTCCACATCAAATTTGCTAGAAATCTTATGTAAAGCGGCTTTACATTCCACAGAATCTATCTTCATCACATCATACATTCTTTCTAGATGAAGTAGTCTTGTCTGAATATTTATGCTAACTGGATCCGGATTCATCATCTACCTGTGGTTAAATTTTGTGTGTAATAGAAAAGATCAAGAACCATTGCTGGTGCATTTCCTGCAGAAACTATTGTTTCGAATGATGGTCCAATATTAGCTGTGGGTAAATTGGTAGCAACTGGGCTATTAGCAACGGTTACACCATTTATAGTAAAGGCTGCGCTTGTTCCTGCTGCGTTAATCTGAATTCCATAGTTATGAAAACCAGTTGCTGCCGCTGTAGAAGTGTTGGCTGTAGTCGCAACACCTCCATTAACACAAACTATCTGCCAATTGCCGCTATTCACGTTGTCTGTATACTTAAAGAATACACCATCATTTGGGACTGAATTTGCAATTGCACTGGTATAATCTATTAAACCTATATAAACGGTGTATCGATTTGCAACTGCAGACAAAGTTGTTAAATCTATGACCCAATTTACATTCAACGAGCCACTACCTAGTTTAAAAGGAGGGGTAGTAGCATTGTCAGTCGCATTTAATAAAATTCCGGGAGTTGAACCTGACAAAAAAATCAACTGTCCAGGGTTTGTGTTTTGTCTTGTGGGCACAGAAGCTGGATCTAAAGATCCTAAAGTAGCCCATTGAAGTTTGTTTAATGGATTTCCTATGCAAAGAAAGTCATCAAATTCGTTTATTACTTTATTTGGGAAAAACCCAGGGACTGTAACAGTATTTCCTGATCCAGTAGTTCCAGTAACGGCTCCAGAAAATACATTCAAAATATTTACAGCTGGAACAGCAGTACCAGAATCTGTCACATAGCTGGTAGCCACGTTTACAGGAACATTTCCACCAGCTGTATTAAAAGAACCTGCTTGGCTCATTATTCCCCCAAACCGTAAACGGCTACCAAATAAACAGCTCCATCAGCAGGAGCTGTAGGTGCTGTGATATACTTAATGTAAATCTGAGTACCGTTTACATATCTGAAGCGTTCATCGAAATCTTCATCAGAAGTTAGGTCATAAAGAGCAAAACTTTCTGCAAGAAGGGGAACGTTATCATTTGTCCCATCAAATGAAATGAGCATGTCTCCATTTGTATTATTCACAAAATGGAGTACTCTCATAGCATGAGTAAATGGAGCTGGTGTCGTGGGTGTTGGAAGAAAACCAATAGCCTGGTAGGAATTGGTGATCTGTGCAAAAGGCATCGCACGAAGCTTGTCAAAACGAACAATATTGCTTGTCATATTGACTCCTATGCGTTTAGTACTAAGAAGTCGATTTGGATATCTGCTGTCGTTGTTGTAGCTCCTGTTCCATTTGTAACCACTATGGCAAGAGATCCAGATGAAGCTGTCTTGCTCTTAATACTTAAGGCCGATCCAGTAGTTGCCCCGCTCATGCTTATCAAAACTTCAGTTGTAGATGCTGTGATAGAAGAGTTTGTAATAGTCAATGTTAGATCTGCAGCAGCAGCGATTGAAACGGATGTGAAAGTTGCTCTACCAGACCTACCGTTAACCACAACGGGAGATGCAGCAGCACCAGAATTTTGATTTGAGTTTAGAAGAATACCTGTTCCAGCTGCAGTTCCAACAAAGTTTCCATTTGTAGCTGTTATTGCTCCAGATGTGGCTGTAATTGTTGTTCCTGCTGTTAAAGAACCTGAAACAGAAGGTGATCCAGAATAGGCAGGAATAACACCGACTCCACCGCTCATTAGAACTTGACCTGTTGCCACATCTACTATTTCACCGATGGTGTTTGTTGCTGTAGCAGCAATTAACGCTCCGGCTGTTGAAGTATTTGGGTAAGTATCTGTTGAAGCTACCCAGTTTGTTCCATTAGATCTTAAAATAGTTCCTGTAGATGTAGCAGTAGCTGGAAATGTGGCTGTTGACCAACTTGGATCGGCAGATGCCCCTCCAGATTGAAGAACTTGACCAGCAGAACCCAACGCTAGTTTTGTTATCGTTGTTGTTCCAGCACCAACTAAGACTGCATGGTTAGTCAAACCAGTTAATTCGACTGTGGCATTTGAACCAGAGCCAACTGTAGTTGTGCTTCCTGAGCCTTTTAGGTTGATATTTCCGGCTGTTGGAACCACAACTGTAGAATCGTCTGTTGTCAGTTCAGTTAGAGTTCCTGAGGCCATATCTAGAACTTCCCAAACACCTGCCCCAGCATATATGTAGAAAGTATAAGCCCCTACAGAACCTGTAAAGACAATCTGACCTATTTCAAAGTTTGTCTGGTTAGAGGTTGGAGCATTTTGCATAAAGAAAGGTGGTGGCAAAGTAGGTATTAAGGCTTGTCCTATGCCGTAAACCTGGTTCATCTTAGACATGTTTTTTCTCCTGTTTGATTAAATCCAAAACATGGAGAATAAAATTTACAGTTGTCAATAGATTGATTTTTTTTTAGATAGATGGTAATAATTTGTTTAGTTGTGTTTTAATCTATGTTGGTATATGATGTTCGAAAAGAGGTGATAAATGATCTATTTAACAGTGAAAGAGTTCGCAGAAAAAGTTAAGCTTTGTCCTCATACTATTAGGCAGGCTATTAAGAGTGGAAAAATATATGCGGTAAGGCCAGGTGTAGGAAAAAAAACGCCTTACCGAATACCAGAAACTGAATTAGAAAGACTTCATATAGCTGAAAATTTTAATGGAAACGAAAAAAATGGAATCTGAAATCTTAAAAAGACTAGAGGCTATCGAACGTAGATTTGATTTTTTTACAGAAGCCTATAAAGTTTTACATAACCATATTATTATTAAAAGACCTACGGATAGCTATGAGGTTCAGGTAAATGCTATTCTAAAAAAGTTAACTGAATTTCTAAGTCATTTTTGTTTAGAAATGAAAAAAGTTGATTCTGAATATTTTTTTGGAACCCTAAAGTACATGTCAAAGCAAATACATGAGATGGAGAAATCCGTGAAAGGCTTGCAAGAGGAAGGAATAAAGAAAAAAATTCATCTAGATTTGACATTAGATGGATATGAAATGATTAGAAAAACCAGAAAAATACCATATCAAGAAGAAATAGAAGATCCTGAAAAGTCAATTTCAAACCTCTTTTCAACTCTTTTAAAAAGAGAAAGTCAAGTTATTGCATATAGATATGGATTACTGGGTAATAAAGAACATAGTTTCGTTGAAATTGGCAAAAAGATAAAGGTTTCTGGAAATCGTTCTAGACAGATTTTTTTAAAAGCAATACGAAAATGTAGACATCCTTCACGTTCTAAGTTGGTAGATAAGATTACTCATTTAGAATTAAGACAAGAAATTTTAGGAGAATGAAATGAATGAAGAATTGCAAAAAGAACTTTTGTAATATCTACGAAGTACTAAATTTAAATAAGTATGGGAGGATTGATTATGACATTACATGAACAAAAATCATCATATGATTTTGATCTTTACCAATGGTCAATGGATCAAGCTTTTCTATTGAGAAATAGAAAACTTTCTGAAATAGACTTCGAAAATATCGCAGAGGAGATTGAAAGTTTGGGAAGAAAAGATAAACGAACATTAAGAAGCCAGTTAGAAAGATTGATACAGCATCTTCTCAAAGAAAAATATACCCCTGAAAGAAAAGGTAATTCTAAATCTTGGGATGCTTCTATTAGAGATTCTAGAAAAGATATTGATATGACTATAAAAGATAGCCCTAGTTTGAAGAATGAATTAAAAAATATATTTGAAGAATCTTTTATATATGGAAGGGAACTTGCTATTAGAGATACGGAGTATTCAGAGCATCTATTTCCAAAAAAATGCCCTTGGACCATTGAAGAAATTTTAGGGGAGTAAAATGCCTATAATTGGATTTATTGGGGTGCTTTTGCTTTGGCTTTTTCTTGAGGAGTGGTAGAGTCTTCTTTGATAAGCTCTTGTGCTAAGATAGCTGCTTGCTGAGGACTTTTGTTTTTAGCGGCATCTATTATCTTAATAGCTATATTCTGTTTTTTAGGATTAAGCAATATATCAGTAGATAATTTCTTAGCTGCTTCCAATGTCATAATACCAGCTAAAGGCCTCCAATCTCCTGTCAATAGTGAACGAAAACCTTCTAATATTTTAAGACCATGAAAATCTTTGTTAGTCTTTGGAATCTGTTTAAGAAGGGATTCTATGTGCTGTGCACCTTTGCTTATGGATTCGATGTTTTTGACTTGCTGAGGACCTAGAATCTTGTTAGCTAGCTTATAATTCTCAGGGTCATTCAATATGGAAGTTACCTTCTTGAAATCAATTCCTTCAGTGGTGACAGCTTTCTCAAGAGTTCCCATGATATCCTTAGCATCTAACCATTTTTTCCAAGCTTCATTCGTCTTTTCGAAATACTCTCCAAACTTCTTAGCTTCTACTCCAGACTGATCGAAAGTTTCCTTAATACCTTTCTTGACTATACCTAGGATGTGTTCTTTCTGTTTTGGATTTCCCCAATTTCCAGCTCTGTTCAGATTTCGATAAAAGCCTGTGTAGAATTCAGCTGTATTAGCATTTGCAGACTTTGTGAGACCTTCTTTAAGGAATTCGATGAATTCTTTTTGCTCTTTGAGAAGAGGATATTTCTCTAGGTATTTGATTGAGTCATCAATGGCTTTTTGCATTGGCTGAGAGTTTTTTATAGGAACGGAAGCAGCTACTTCTTCCATCGTTTGGTAAACATTCGAAGCTTGCTTCTCAAGATAAGGAAGACCACCTTCGGCATATCCAGGAAGTCCTTTTGCAATCTGATCTTTTAATAGTTTTTCACTATCTTTTACGCTTTTCTGAATAGTATTTTCTGCTTCAGGGGTTAGTCTAGAGTACTTTTTTAGAAGTTTTCTTTCTTCCAAAGCATTCTTTGCAAGAGTGATGTCTTGCTCTGAGAAACCAGCTTTTCTAAGATTTTGAATGGTTTGTTCTACTTCAGGAGATTTAGAGGTGATTGCTCTTGTTCCCGTTTTGGGAGCATATTTTAAGCTGGCGATGATTTCAGCAGCAGCTTGCATCCATGGAGGGCCACCGGCTTCTTCGATCGTTTGACCTGCTAATCCTGCAACTATTGGTGCTTTAATGGCTGGTAGGCCTGTAACTAGTGATCCTGATGCTAATTTGCCTATTCTCTTGGCATATCTACCTGCTGCGGATTCGGGTTCGGATACAAGTCCAAATTCCTTTCCTAAGCTTTCTACGTCTTGAGAAGTAGGAAGTCTAGAATATCGTGGAAGCTCATCGTCAGATAACTCCATTAATTCTCCAGCTGAAGGAACTTCGCCTTTTTCCATCTTCTCTAACGTAGCGAATTCTCTGGAGTATTTACCTTTTTCTGACTCGGAAACATCTTTAGGATTTAAACCAAGCATCTCAAAAATATCTCCATAGGTTCCTAATGCACCTATACCTAATCCTTGAGTGGCTTGTTTAGCTACATCCTTAGCGTATTCCTTAGCACCAAATTCCTTTTCAGGTTTGGGAGTTTTCTTCTGTGATTCATAAGCCTTAGTGAATATCTCTTCGGGTTTATAACCAAGTTCGACTGCTTTTTGATATTTTTTTGCAAAATTAGGGTCTTTTTTGGAGAAATGTTCGGCTATCTGTTCATCGGTATAACCCATTTCTAAAGCTTCTGCATATGGTGAAGTCATGAGAAAATATCATCCAATGTTTTAGCTTGTTCCAGAGTGGGTTTTTCCTGTTCTTCTACAGGTTGTTTTGAAATATAGTCAGTCGCTTTTTCGTTTACTGCTTTTAGCTGTGCTTCTAAATCTCCTTTCAACCTTCTATAGTTTTGTGTGGCATACTTCTTAATTAGAACCGGATCTGCACCTGAGCCATAATGCTCAACAGCTGCTTTGTAGGTTTCATCTTTAAGATAAGCTATGCGATTACCTAACCCAAGCTGTTCAGAGATGATTTTACGACCTTCTGGGCTATTAGCAAGCGTTGGAAATCCTTGTTTGAACTGATCTAAGTCAAAGTTTGTGACCCTGCCAGGAAAGAAGTCTTTTGCTCTTCTAGCCATACGAGCAATTGTTTTTACGTAGTCTTGAGCTTCGGGAGAGGCTAAAGCTTTGACACGTAGATCACCTGTATCCCAATTTACGTTCCATTTTTGAATACCTGTAGGAAGTTTTCCGGTTTGATCTAAGTCTTGAAGATGTTGAACTTCTCTATATTCATCATCAAGAGCATTGATGCGATCTACAGTCTCGTTATACAGTGGAGTATTTGTCTTTTCCCTATACTCATTTTGCTTAACCATATCTGAAGGAGTTAAGCCAACAGGTTCTGGCAATTCTGGAAAATCTAATTCTAATGGCTTATCAGTAATTCCAGGAATCTCGATCGATGGTTTTATCTGAGGTTTTCCTTCTTGTTCTCCGTTCAAACCTTTCCCAGTTTTGGAACGTCTTATTAGATCATTTACTTGTCTTATGACATCTGTTTGTCCACCAGTTGGAGCATTCTCCATCTGATTTTGCCAAAGTGCAGCTGTTTCTTCAGGATATCCTGATTTTAAAAGAGAATCGTAGACGCTTTTACCAGCTTGCTTTCTCTTTTGAATATCCATCAGTTTCAACTGATTCTGTGGAGAGACTTTACCTAATTCTTTTGGTGTTACTTTTTGTCCAACTACAGCCTTGCCTAATATGCTTTGCTCTTCTTCAGCCTGTCTTTGCTGCTCGATTGCAAGGCGCTGTTGTAGCAATTGTTGCCCGACTTCACCATAAGGACTAACAGCTCTCTGTATTTTACCCATTCTTTCAGAGGGAGAAGCATCTGCCAAAGATTCATCGTTAATCACTTCATCTATAGCTTTATTTGCAAAATGAGTATTTATTCTCTGACCAATACCCATTCCCAATGCTTCTCCAAGTTTTCCTAATGCCGCATCTCTTGGATCAGGTGCACCTTTAAAAAACTGAACCATATTAGGTCAAAGCTCCTGTTCTAAATAAAGTATCATAAGTACCTGTAAGTGGTGAAGCTTTAGAGTTCGAGTTGAATAAACTTTTAAAACCACTAGATGCTAGATCTGTTGCACCTGAAACTAAAGAAGGTGCAAGCGATGATAGCAATGAACCAAATATTCCTTGGCTACCTGGTGTTTCATGATAAGCAAAAGGTTGGTATCCTAATCCTAATTGAGAAAGTCCTTGGAACTGATTTTGCTGCCTTCCTGCAGCTTGACCCTGTAGCTGACTGAATAGCTGAGCAAGTTGCGATTGTAGGCCCGCTCCAGCCCCGCCAAGCGCTTGTGCGAATCCAGATGAGGAAAGCCCCCCCATGCCGGCAAATTGCTCCGCAATGCGAGGCGCTATCTGTTCTTGGAACTGCTGTAAGTATGGAGCGGAAAACTGATCATAAGCTCCCTGGTTTCCAAACCCACCTTGAAGCAATCCTTGATCATATTGATTTGCTTGTTGTAAACCACCACCTTGACCCATCATTTGCTGAAGAAGACTGATAAGGTCTTGTCCACCAAATTGCTGTTGAGCGGCAGTTCCTGTTGCTTTCTTCTTAAGTTGTGGAGAAGATCCAAAAATCCATTCACCTAGTCCAGGCATAAATCACCTAATTTTTTAAGTATTCCATGACCCAATATAATTGGGTTAGTGCGTTACCCGTATTATTAACAATGGTAAAGGTATTTGTCGAGGGGTTAAAAGAAATTGTTACATTAGGATCGCTAGGAAAATAACATACTCCAGTTGTATCAGTTGCACCACCTACTCCCCTTGTAGGAAAAAGGAAACCATTAATAGCAGGTGGTTGAGTAGAAGCAGTAAGTTGTAGGTTTGTAGTGCCATTGGGAATGTTGACTCCTGCATTCAAAGCTACAAAATCTACTGTGATTCTATAACCATTGCGATTTTGAGCTATTTGAGTAGTATCGCTGAACCATTGCTGAAAATTTCCAGTTTCTTGTAAAAGATATAGGGCTTGTTCTTTAGTATTAGTGGCATTAGCGATTCTTCTTAAGTAAAGCAGTAAAATGGAATCAAAGCCCTCTTCTCCTGGATTTACATCCAAAGAAACTGGCAGCTGGTTACTAAGGATTGCATTGTCGCTGGTGAAGCTCATAAATATGTAAAGCCGCTTTACATTGATTAAGGTCCGGTTAATCTACCACCTTGTCTGAACCAGAAGTTCATGCCATGCAATTCAAAACCTGTCTGGTGTGTACAAAGTTGGTTCATCAGGATATTGTCATAGGTTATACCAAGGCGAAGATATTGACCAAATGCAGTGGCGTAGAAGCGATACCATCTATAATCTGAAACCTGAGATCCTGAAGGGATTAATGGATTGTTCCAAAGATTCCATGTTCCTCCGCTTTGATAGGTTGTAAAGCCTGTAGCATCAATTCCATCAAGGCTAAAGGTATTTGCATCTATAACGGTAATGCTGTAATATCCTGAGTTTAATTCAGTGGTTCCTAGGATGTTTGAAATATAAATTTCACTGCCTGTAGGTATAGAATAATTTGGGCTGGTAATGACACAAGGATTAGTTAAAGAAACACCAGTAATGATTCCAGAAGCAGACGAATTCAAAAGATCTTGATTAGCAAATATCAGATTGCTCTGGCTCAGATAGGTATTTACAAAAAGCTGAATATTGAATCCTGTGATACCGTTTTCTCTTGAAGAATCGAAAAGAAAGTCAACATATGAAAGCTTAAATTGTTTACCCACGCCTTGGTATGGATTAAAATCCTTTGTGACTATATCTACAACAGGAAGCAATGATAAAACACCAGCTCCCAAATAAGTAGGAGCCATTCCTGTAAAAGATGTATTTACATATATGTTAGCAGCGGCATCCCAAAACATTAAACTTAAAGTGTTTGGATCTACGAAATTAACCGCAAAGATTCTATTGCTAAGACCTGGATCTGTTCCTTGCCATGCCAAATTAGAAAGATAAATTACCTCACCATCTTGCAAATTGTGGTTGTTCACCGTAATCTGAATGGGAGTTTTTGTGAGGTCTACAGCTGTTACAGATAGACTAGGGTCAAACTCAAGCAAAGAGGGATACGGGGGAGATAAATCCACATTATCGCCACCATATTCATAGAGATGGATAAATCCATGTTGGTTTCCGGAAGTAATGTAATTGGTGTCTATTTGAGAATCTTGAGAATCCCAAGAAATAGAACTATCCCATAGAGCTGTTAAACTATCCCAGGTGATTCCAGTTGAAAATTGAGAAATTCCGAAAGTTGTGACACTATCTCTAAACTGGGCATAAGTATTGTTTCTATAATTGAAGAGCAGAACTGTGTTTGGGAAAACAGTTCCAGAACTATATACTTCAGGTCTCACCACGCTGGAATCAATGTAGTTCCAATAAACAACCTCTTTCTCAAAGTCTCTTATCCCATGCACAAAGTTCTGATTATTCAATGCAGCAGTACTACTGCCTATTTGCATGCTAAAAGCTGTTTCAGGAATCTGTTCGTCGATACGTTCAAGTCCAGCAGCCGAAGCTGAAATTATCCCACGATTGCTGACTGATAATACTCCCTTGTCAAAAATAACCGAAGAAAATGTAGAGTTTGATCCAAAATCGGAAGATATCCTCTCCCATAGAAATGGAAATCCATATTCTCCCACATAGCGAAGTTGCCATGTTGAATACTCAAAAAAAACAATGAGAGTGTTTCGATAAAAAGCAGCGCTAACAATACTTTCATTAGTTGGAGCATCGATGAATCCCCCTTTTCCGAATTGATCTGAACGCCAAGAATCAGCTGCTGTTGGGTCTCCTAATTTAGAAAAGCGACATCTAGCATAAAAATTCGTAGCACCTGTAAATGTTGATGCTGTTGGTCCTTCCCATGTATTTAAAGCCAGAAGCCTTCCATAATATGGGACTAAAATTAAAGCCTGCCATAATGTATCTGTAGCTGTCACAAGAGGTTGAAGAGCTGTCCATACGCTACTGTTAAAATAGTAAGGAGGATCGTAAACAGCTCCAGAAATGTTAATATTGTTATTAGTCACAAAGAATAATCTAGTGCTTGCATCAACACCTTGATAATTAGTAGACCAAAATATATTCGTAGGGTTTCCGGTAAAAGTTACTCCAGTATAATTCTGAAAGGCCCCTCCGGTATATTGATAAGCATTTTCAGTATCAAAATAGATTGTATTGTCAATTCCCTCAGAAGCTATATCTTGTCTTCTAATTCCTGTTGCTGGAAGTGTTGGAAAATATTTGTAAGTAGCATGAACCTGTACTCCGTTTGCTGGAGCAACTGTGAATGTCAAAAGTATTTGACCTGTCACGTAGTTGACAAATGAGCTAGTGATAGATGTGTTAATTTGATACGTTGTTCCTGAAGTTCTTGTAAAACCACCCTGTCCATTATCTGTAAATGTGGTTGCAGCACCACCTGTATCAAATGTTAAAGAAAGAGTTCCAGGAGCTATTTCGGCATTTGGCTTAGTAGCTCTTACAGCTGAAAGCAAATCCACAATTGCGTAAGTGGGAGAAGTGCTCACATTAGCTCTAGCTTGATTGGTGACTACTATTTGCAGTCTTCCTACAAGCTTAATCCCATCCCTTTTTTTAACCCTTTCACGAAATACATAAGCATTAAATAGAGCTGTAAAAGCATTATCAGGAACAAGAAATGGCTTTCTATCGGTGATTAAACCACCTGTCGGATATCCGCCTATGTAAACCTGATTAAATGCCGACATTAGTTACCTATGGCTAACCAATAAATTGGATTCCAATGACTGCTTATTGTACCTTCCCAAGAAAAACCAGAAGTTGTTAAAGTTCCTGTAGATACGCCATTTCTAAAAGTGCTATTATTATCTGCCGAGCCCGTAAGTTGAATATTAAATACATTATTTGGGAATGTAAGGGGAAAGCTTACATTAGTGCTTGAATTAGGATTAAATCTTCCCCATTGAAATATTAAACCTCCTGGTAGGTAGCTATATCCATTTGTTGATACCACAGGAGCAAGATTGGTCGTTAATTGCGAAACCAGTCCCCCTCCAGTTTCCCAAAAAAGAGCTGTGTCGTTTGTGACATCATTGATTATTTTGCTGAATAGTTGACCAAAACCAGCAACAGGAGATGGATTTGATCCTTGGGGAACAATGTGAATCACATTATGATATCCAGCTGGATTAGTGCCTGGTGCTCCATTATTATTTATATGATCGACACTTAGGGTTTCAAAAGTACCATCTAGGTTAGCTCTAATTTGAGCCTTAGTGCTTCCTAAGCTGGAACCATCCTGAGGGAATCCTGTTCTATATGTTGGAATTACCATAAATCTCCTAAACAGCTACAGCCGGAACAGGCTGAGCATCTTGACGTCTTTTTAATTTTTTCTTTGCATCCTTAGACAATTTTGCCTTGGAAGGAAGAGCAGCTGACTGCAACTTTTTTTCTTTACCTTTAATAATTGACATATTCACTCACGATACATTGTTAGTTGATATATAGAGTTGATTAAGAGGGTTTTTTAATGTCTTTTTAGCGTTTGCCGTCATTCCGTGATTTTTACGTACAGATTTATTTTGTTTGGTTTTCTTTTTCATCCTGTTGTATGCCTTCCAACAAATGGAGTTTGATTAAATTTAATAGGCTTATTTGGCAATGTGGTTAAAGTCTTTTTAGACTTCTTAGGCGGCTTCGTCTTCTTCATATATGTACCAATATTCCCAATCTCTAAAGCTAGCGACTGGTGTTTCTTCTACGTAAAAATTTAAACAACCACCTTCAAGATGTACTGAGGTAGCATCCACTATCAAAAAGTCACCTTCTATTGTTTTTATCTTATAAGTATTCATGGTCCTCCAATGTTTGCTCCAAATCCGTTTTGGCTGTAGTTGTAAGTCACTTGATCTGTATAAATTGTGTAGATTTGACGAGAGCCTATTTGGGCATAGGTTCGTGTTTCAATGATGTCATATCTCTCTTTAAGCATCTTATCGATGAATATGACACCATCGGAATCTAGACGATCTTCAAATATTTTCTTTGCTGCTCCAACGGCTAAAATTTCCCACCATTCACTTAGTTCAGGATTTCCTGTTTGATCTTCAGCTAGAATTGCTTTGATAGGGGATCTATAGGCTGTCAACTGGACGGTGTAACCTTGGTCAGGCACTGGAGCAAGTGTGAATTGGTTCTGAAAAAACAAGATTGCCAAAGGCATTTGTAACACTTTGGGATTGTAGGATATATTGATAGGAGTGCCTTGAGGAACTACCTGCGAGAAGGATAGGTTACTGATTTCACCTGTCTGATAATTAATAGTCCCAACTGGTGTTAAAGAAACACCGCTAGTATCATAATAATTTCTATAATAATTCCATCCAAACTGTGTCTGCGCGGTATTATTAGTCTGGAAAATCTCTATAAGATTTCCTTGTCCATCATCAGTCACACAGATGGTATTGAGATAGTCGATGTTGACAGCAATCAGGATATTTTGTACCCTGCTTTGTGGAAAATAGAGACTTGGATTGGATTGAGGACCAGGATCATTATTAACGCTTGGAAGAAGATTCTGAGCAATTGTAAAACCATTATAAGGGCCAACCGCACCAGTTCCAGTTGCAAAAGTCTCTGGGCCGTTTTGCCAGTTGAAATTGACACCATAGAAGTTCCATGGGTCATTATAAAGCTTTGTCTCACGATTGTTGATATAACAAGGCATTTCAACTGTAGTATATATTTCACTGTTGAATGGATAGACTGCTTGTCCTTGTACTGTAGTAAATGTATAAAAATCTTTTAATTTTAATGAGCGGAACTTAGCAGGCAGATCGTATGAATAGAAGCTATTCATATACTGCACTATCTGTTCATCGGTGATCTGAAAAGAATTTGTTGAACCAGTTAGTTTCCTTGCTTTTGCTATCGCATTGGACAAGGTAGGAAACTGGGGAAAAGTTGGAGTAAAAGTTTGTAACGTCATAATGTTGGCTCGTTATCAAATGTATCTTCCAGCGTTGTATAAGCAGCACCTGGAGGAATACCCGAAGCCGAAGGAACTGCTATACAAGGAAACTGTGGGTCTGAAAATGATATAAACGGAAAAAAACCCAAAGTGTCTACATCAATCGTCACTTCTGTTCCATTAATTGAATTTATTAATGCTTGTTTATTATTTAATTGAATCATCCCGTTAGAAGGAGGAATTCTAAAAGAAATCCACTCTCCAACGGTAAAATTAGTAGTAGTAGTAAAAGTAACAACCGCCTGCTGCGCCTGAGAAATATTCTCAATATATTGCAGGTTGGGAATAAAGTTAGCTCCAAATGGAGGACCGAAGTTTGGATTTGTCACAGAACATCCGTTGGAGTGAAGCGTACTCTAGAAATAGTTTCGTATGAGCGAGGAGGTCTTCCGCCAGCTTGAGGAATTTCCAAATTGTATCTACGAACTTTCTTTTTGGTATTATTCAAATGCTTGATAAGCCCCATTGGGAGATCGCATATTTCCCCGTGGATTAGCTTAATCATTTGAATTGGTTCGCCTGGATACTTTCTATAAGCAAATTCAAGCCAGCCGCCTTGAGCATCTAGGAATTCAAACATGCCTTTTCTGAGTTTGTCATCTTCTTTACGGCTTTTTTTTATTAATTCTTCTCTTTCTTGTAGAGGCAGTGTGTTTTTCTGCTTTTTATGAAGCTCTCTAACTTCCATGTCATTTCCTTATTTTATGAGTCGATTACAAAATGTAACCGACTCAATTTTATTATTAAGCGTTTGTTATCGCGTTATTAAAATCGGCTTTGAATGCCATTACGACCATGTTGGCGCTTGCAGCACCTACCACACTAGTACCAAGATTCATGACGTATTGAGCACGATTGTCAAATGCGTCTTGTAAATTGGTTCCTGGAGGACTTTGTGGAATTGTTGCGCTTCCAACTACTGTTGCACTAGCACCGCTAGGAACTACGCCAGAACCTGCTGGGAAGCAAACTGCTGGTGAAGCACCTGCTTGGAAAGTTGCAGATGACGGATACGTAAAGGCTGTAAAACCTGTGGTATCGTAATCAAGTGTAATGGAGGATTCTGTTGCAGAGTTAATGACCTGAAGAACTCTTGCAGGTCCTGCTTTATTTCCTGTTACACCATTTGTTGCGTTTCCAGCCAAGTTGCTAAGTTGTGTCATTCCAAATGGTGTGGGTATTTGGAAATCTACAAATTCGCCTACTGTAAAGTCATTTTGACGCGCAAAATAGACTTTAGCCTGAGTTGCTTGGCTGATAAATAGCACTTCTCTAAGTGCTGGATACATGAAACCTGGATATACCTTTTGATAAAATCCAGTTGTTCCATTACCATAACCAGAACCTTTTGCCGTAGCTGCTGTGGCTGCGTAACCTAAAGTAATGCTTACGCCAGCACTTACAGCTGTTACCTGAAATAAAATCCCTGATAACTCTAAAGCTCCAGCAACATTAATGAGACGAACAATATCTCCGACATTAATGCCTGTTGTCGTTGCTGTAGAAACAACAAATGTTGTGCCGTTTATAGCTGTTATTGCTACTCTTGTATAAGTAGGCGGATTGGTTTGATCAATAAAAGTAAAACCCGCAGAAGTACCAACATTGCTTGTAAGAGCATTGGTTGTTACGGTTTGATCCATGGATATAAATGATCCTTGGGCCATTCCACTAAACCACTCAGATTCAATGCTTGTTACTGCTGTAGTATCACCCCAATCGGATAGATTTTTTACAATCACCCAATCTGGCTTATCCGTCATTGGGATATTGACAGCAACTGGTGTAGCTGGGTTTGTATAATTCCATTTACCAATAAATGAATAAGGTAATGCCATATAAATACCTCCTTAAATACCTGTAGAGCGTAAGTTCTGGATCCACAGGTCATTAGTGATGCACTGTCCTTGGTAGAACGAGCATCCTGCTGTATGCCTAAGCATGCATGGGTCGTTGTTGTATCCTGGAGGCAGATAGATAAAGCGAGCTTTACCACCAGCTTGCCATACCACTTTGTACGACTCTTTTGCAGCCACGAAGCAGTTAGCAATGTCATTACCAAGCATAGAAGCATTGGGGGAGACAGAGCCTTGTTCGGAAGCAAAGAATCGAATGTTATTAGCACCACCGATCTCGGTAGAGAGCGTTTGGCTAATATTTGGGTATTGGAATTTCTTGACGAAACCAGTCATGTTATAGAGAACTGGGATCATACGAGTAGTCAACATGCAACCATAAGCGTCACCAATCGGACTTGTGCCGAATTTCAGGTCTGCTTCCACAATGTTTGTGATATATTCAGCAGAGTTGTTTTGTAGCACTGTGAACACATCATCAACGTCTGTAAGGGTCATCTCTGTTGGGATATCTCCATTAGTACCACCAACGCAGTTGATGATAGAAGCAGAGCTTTCCAGGTTATCTCTTTGCAGAGCATCCTGTGTCTCACGGAGAGATTGACCAAGACGAGCAGCAGCACTATTAAGCACTGGATCTTCGTTGGTGATGGTGACCTGACGGGTTAATACGATATAAGTCGCATAAACACGTACACGGCAATCCACGTCAACACGATTAAGTTGTTGGGGTGGTGGGTTGTTTTGCGCATCGTCAAGAGGCACTTCAAACAGGTCTAGCCTGTCGTAGCGTGATTGACGGTCGATAAAGCCGTTATTATCTGGAAGCTCAACCGGAGTCGCAAATAATTGGTGAATCAGGTTGTGCTCAGGTGTTGATAACAGCTTTGCATTATAACGCTGCTGAATTTGAGGAGGCAGCGAGGCTATTGTTACAGTCATAGGTTTCCTTTGTGTCTTTAGGACATTTCAGGAACCGCACTGGCCATGGATGCGTAGCCCGTCATCTCTCGGTACAATTCTTTTTTCATAGCATCCGTCATCTTGAAAGCTTGAGCGATTGGTCGCTTATCAAAAGCAGATGGGGATTGAATAGCCTTCTCAGACTTATCAACCGCCTTCTCAATCTCTTTTTGCCTTCTTGCTTCAGGAGCTTTTGAAACAAGATTCATAGCCTTGATATATTTGTAGCTTTGCACTCCAATTTTGTAGGGATCTTTTAAATCCGCTATCGTCTGAGCCAATTCAGGTTCCTTTTCTTCTAGTAAAGATAAAGTTTCTGGATTGACGATCTCGGAAAAGTCTGAATACTGACGATTTAAGCGGTCTAAGAACTGACTATCATTTTGCTTTTGGATATGTCTTTCGACTTCTCTTTTAGCAATTTCTTCGGCGTATTTCTGAGCCTTCTTTTCAACAAGTTCTACAACTTTGCCTTTAGGAATGAACTCATCAGAGCCGATTTTGTCAAATTCATCGACTTCTTGATTTGCAGGTGCTGAATTTGCAAGCTGGGCTTGCATAATCTGCATCTGCATTTCCTCGTATTTTTTCAGTTTTTTTTCGAGTTCGGCATTTTTGAGACGCATGGCTTTCAAGTGAGAGTTATTCACTTCCTCTTGAGATCTCTGCGCCTCTTTATTCTCATTAACTTCTGTTTCAACCTGGGGTGCTACCGCCTGGACTTCGCTATTTGGGTTTTCTACTTCTGTCATGAATTTTCCTTATTTGTTGATACGGATGGCTAAACCGTAATACGCCATGAACGCTGGGCTAATGCGTTTTTTATGCGCCCGATTTGACACTGAAGAAAAAAAAATGTATATGTCCAGAAAAAATTGAAACTATATGATTTGTCCAGACTGTAAAAAAGATTTGAACCCAACAGAATTTATTGGCTGTCAGAAGTCTTGCTATCATTGTGTTTATAAGAAAAAAATTGAATTCTTAAAAAAAGTCAAAGCGCCAGAAACAACACTTTGTCGAGTGTGTAATAAGAAAATCATTTTTGATAAAACCCTTAAAAAAAGACAAAGAAATGTGTTCTGCTCATCAGAATGTGCAGATATTGGCAACAGAGATAAAAGGAATTCTCATTGGACTAGGAAGCTTCGGGAATTGATTCCATGCAAATTCTAGTCTGAATTTTTTTCTCTTCGGGTTTGATAGAGACTATTTCGTCACCAGAATAAAAGGGGTTTTCCGTCCAATTTCCCTCGCTATTTTTCATAAATCCGAAGTGTTCTAACTGCATATTTTCCCATTTACGATACTTCAGGATGTCTTTTGGATCATATAACTCAGGGCATGCTAGAATATTGAGCATGTTTGATCGGTGAGGAAGTTCCCAGCAAAAATAGACACAGTTTGTATAAGGAATTACTTTAAAAACTAAAGTATCATCTTCAGGATATGGCCTGTAAACGGTTTTGATCATTCGACGAATGAAAGCATTCTTCATCTGAAGATCACGCTTTTCATGTACAGTGATATAGAATGGACGACCTTCAAAGTCTTTGCTTCCTTGAATAATAGTGGCGTTTAGATCTTCTGCAAGGCTTTTTCTAAGCTCATAGTTCATATCTCCGCAGATGATTTGCTTTTCGCCGCTAAATTGGGCATCTCTATAAATTGCCCCTACAGTCTTTCTAGATGGATCATATTTACTTTGATTCTTCACAAACATTCCTAAAAGTTAGTTTTAACCTAACCGTTTAGGATAAAGTTTGTTTTTGTAAATATTTTCTATGCGAAAGTGTCGTCGATTTTCTTGTTTTTGACGATTTTGCGAGGACGATCTTTATATGGCATTTGCTGGATTAGAGGAGGCTTTGCGCTGATTTTTAGATTTTGATTTTTTGATTTTGGTTTCGTTTTCATACCAATTTTTAATCGCTAATTTAAAATTAAATTCACCATCCCACCAATGTGTAAAGCATCTTTTCCCATTGGGAAATCTTGCTTCAAGATAAGAATTATTCCAAATTGTCCAATCTTCTAATGAATTTCCTGTACCATCAAGACCAGGACCTCTTGTGATAAGTCTTTTTCCTTCCTCAGGAAGTCTTTCTAAAAATTTTATCCAAGACATATTTAAATACGGTTCCTAACCAGTGTCACCGTAAACCGAGAGGGAAGATTTCCGGAGAGTCTTATATGCGTTTTAAGCAATGCCTCCCTGCTACGTCTTACCCTAAAATTTATCTTTTTGGTTCATGCTTTGTCAAAATCTTACCTTCTCGTCGCATCTGATTCATTTCTAAATCTCGACGTGTAGGCTCTTCTTTGTAAAAAGCTAAAGAGTCCGTTTCGTCACAGCGAATAGGA